TTCAACCCATGTACTTCCGTCAGTACTTGTGTTAACTTTAAAATTATTTAAATTATAACCATTTGAACCTGGGTCAGAATAATTACCAGCACCTACAGATAAAAGTGTATCAAAAGTTGAAGTAAAAGTTTGATTAGCAGCGGTTGCCGCAACTATAAACTGTTGTGTTCCTGCGTAGTATTGCGCGTTAGTTTCGTTTATTAAACCGCCGTTAGGTATAGCCATATCTTATTATCTTTGTTGGTTCTGATTTTCTTGAGCAACTTGCTGTGCTGCTACTTGAATTATTTCTGGGCTCTTAATAACAACCCCAGCATAAAGTAATATTCTTAATATAAGTTCAGTTTGCTCTGCATCATGTAATTCAAAATTAATTGAAGTGTTAGGACTATATACATATTGATTATTTGAACCCAATGTAAAATTCCAACTTGGATCTAAAGGTTTTCTTATATAGTCTACTGTTATACCACTTATTATACTAGTCGGATAAACTAATAATCTTTTATTTTCATAAAGATAAACAGGGTAAATTGTACTTGGTCTAGTTAGTTTAGAAGAGTTAATATGATAAAGCTCTGATCTAGTTACTCTTTCTAGTTCTTGTGGTGCTAAAGCTCCTGAAGTATATAGAACAGTGCCTAGTCTATAAAAATCGTCTAAAGTTACTATAACAAAAACACTAGCTGGACTAATTGGAGGACCAGCGGTAGGAGCAACAGTTAAAGTTATTGTTGTACCTGTTATACCATATGCAGCAGCAGTTTGTAAAACTCCATCAAAAAATACTTGAACAGTACCACTAGTTAATTCGTTAGCAGTGATAGTCTGAAAAGTGTAAGCTACAGTACCTGCGATTGTTGTTATTGTTTCTGATGATTGTGCAAGCCCAGATTCTGAAGGTAAAGAAAATGATGGGGCTGTATAGGTGGGAGTACCTGTTGTTTTGAATAAAGATATTTTTTCGTCAAGATTAAGCACTCTATCTGCATAATCAACGTTAGTCTGTGGAATACGTATCTGCTGATTTAAACTCTCAAAATATGTTTCAAATATTTCTAATTGAGTTTGTGTACCTATTTTATTAAACTCTAAAGGTGTCATATAACCCCTTTGCTCTTTATTAAGTATTAATAAAACGGTTTGATATACAGTGTTTACGTTTATTGCCATTTTAATTTTTTATGTAATAATGACAGGGCCGTTTTTTAAGCGACCCCTCACTATAATTATAGTCACATATTATTGTAACTTTTTCTCAATTGTTTTGAAAACTTCTACGCCTTCATCTGTTTTAAACCATGCAGCTAATGCTGAGTATGGGTTTTCATCAAATGGTATAGTAAATAGTTTTCTATCATTAGAACCCCAATGAAACTCTCTTTGGTCTTGTGATATTTTAATAAGCTGTTGTTCAACGGCTTTAATACCTGTATTTCTTAAACCAACATTATCATCGTTGGCTATTGCTAAGAAAGCACTTGGATTCTTTTTAGCCATTAAAAGCAGATCTCTTCTGAGTTCTTTAGAAGTTAAATCAGCTACAGAAGATCCTATTTCAACTCTAAGAACTGCTTCAGCATGATCAACCTCCATGTTTTTTGCAGCTATCATAGCATTTAATTCTAGATCTAAAGCATCTAAAGCATCTTCAGCCACTTCTTCAGCTTGCCATTCTTGATATATCGCTCCTTTTCTAGGATGATATAATGACATTAACTTTTGTAAATTTTGTTTTTCTTTAGGTACGGATAAAACACCTTCTTCAAATATAATATGACCTAGTATGGCTTCACCTTTTTGTTCATCAATAAATGGTGAATTCATATTAACAGCATATCTTAATTCTCTTTGCTCATTCTTTGACGGATCAAACCATAATAAAGAATGTCTTCTTGAGTTTTTTGAACCTAAAGTATATGTTAAAGGTTCTGCGTTGTGCAGTAGATAGTATCTTCTATCTTTTATCTCCCATTCAGGGGCTTGAATTTGTTTTGTTTTTGACATGATATAATATAATATAATTAATAAAAGTAATAATTACCCCCGTCAGTTCAACGAGGGTAAGTATTACAGCAATCTTATTGGAATAATACGAAATTATTCGCAGCTTGAGTAACTAAACATCTTTCAGACAACCAGTTAACTTGCATCGCATCAAGTGCAGTAGTAGCCGCGCCACCTGCAGATCCTGTGATCCAGTTTTTGTATCGTCTGTCTTCAGTTTGAGAAGCTCTGTATCTAACGTGCAAGAATGGTCTTCTAATGTTTGTACCAAGTTGTTGGTCATAAACAGTTGAAGTTCCAGCAGGTATTAATACACCATCTATTCCACTTACAGCAACTCCACCTCTTGTAGAAGCGTCGTTTAAGTATTTCCAGCTAGTTTTGTAGAAGTCATAAGAACCTCTTCTGAAACCAGAAAAACCTAAATTAAGTGCCATGTCTTCAGAATTTTCAAATAAACCATAAGCAGTTCCTCCAGCTTGTCCAGCAGAGATTTGCCCTAGCATATCATCAAAATCTAAATCCAAAGATCTATTTAAGAAAAGCATGTTTTCTTCGATAGCTCCTTGAGTATCTAAGTTCTTAAGAACTTGATCAAAGTCACCGATACCAGTACCACCAGAGAATCCAGCCATAATGTTACCTCTTGCTTGAATAGCAGCAAAAAGACCTTGAGATCCATGAGCAACAGCAGCACCTGCAGCAGCAGTAAATCCTGGTACAGCAGCACCGTTAGCAGTAAAACCACCACCAGCAGCAGCTAATTCACCTTCAACCATTGCCATTTCTAAGTAGTCATCAAATCTTAGTCTTGTTTCAGACTCAGACTTTAGATACCATAAGTATCCTGATGTACCATCTTCAGTAGCAACTTCTACCCAACCGATTTGAGCCATATCAGAACCATTAATTTGGAATGAATCTTTTATGATAATTGGTTGATTAGAAAATTGAGTGAATGTAGGTTGGATTGATTTAATAGATCCAGCAGCAGGAGCAGCTCCAGCAAGACCTTGACCAAGAGCTCCAACTGTACCTTTTGCAAATACAGAACCATATACAAACATTTTAAGGTTTGTGGCTCCACCAAAAGCAGCCCAGTTAGCAGCTTGGAAAGGGTAAGCAGTAATAGTTGAAAGCAAACCGTTAGCAGCATTGCTACTTAATCCAACTACACCTTTTATTGTAAGCCCTGTAGTAGGGTCCATTACAACAATAGTATCATTTGGAAAAATTGCATTTGTAACTGTAGTTGTACCACCAGTTACAAAAGTAAGAGTAGTAACAGTAGCTTGAGTAACATTACTATATGCAACGTGTAATCTATTTTGTTCCGACCAAATTACTTGATCAGACGACATTGGCATTTCAGCGCCAACCATACGTAAGAAACCGTTTAAAGTTCTATTTCCGTATCTTTCTACCTCAGCTTCGTAAACCTCAGGTAAATACTGTTGTGCAAAATCATTTGCACCAGCGTTAAATGCTAGATAGTTATTAGCTAGCAATAATTGCGTTTGAGAAGGTACTATACTTCCAAACACAGGAGAAACTTGTCCCATAATTAATTGTTTTTGTTTTTAGTTAAATTTTCTTGTTTTAATCTTCAATTTAGAAGAATCAAGACCACTGATAGATTTAACCTTTAATCCTCCAACAAAAACATCAGTATTAGGACTTGTCCTAACCTCATTTGTTATGTTTTTAGATTTAGCAACAAGATTTTTAGTAGCATCGGATTGACCTTGCTCATAAAAATGTTGTGCTATTTGATCAACGTTTTCAGCGGCATACATAGCTTTGTGATAACCTTTAACATCCTTTACATTACCTTTTTCATCTAAGAACTTCTTAATTGTGTTTGTAATATTCGATTGTTTAGTTGCAACTTCACTAGGATTTTTAACCCCATATCTAAATTTCTTTTCCCCTACGTTGATGTCAAAACCTTTGAAATCTTTAGAGAAATAATCTTTAGTGTTAGATTTAAAATCTTCATGTTGTTGTTGAGCTGTGTTTTGCTCTTCATTGTAACGATTGAAAAAGTCTGTAGCTTTTTGTTGGTCTTGTGTCGTACCAGGTCTCAACTTGATTTCCTCGTAATATTGACTTTTTAAACCTTCTAAATGCTTTTGAGCTTTAGCAACCTCTTCTTTATACGCAAGTTTCTTTTGACGAACCTCACGCTCTTCATCCACTTCTTCATCAAATGAAAAATTATCCTCAATCATGAAGTTAATTTCACTCGAATCTAAGTGCGATTTAGCTTGTTTATAATACTCTCTTAAAAGAGTATCATTATCTACATTAGAATAGTCAGCATTTAATCTAACATAATCCTCTAACGTTCCACCTGTTTCTTTCATAAAGTCTACGACTTTTTCGATGTTTTCAGGTAATGTAGCTATTTCTCTTGCCTCTTCAGGTGTTGGAGCAATAACTTTTTCTTCTAGTTTTTCACCTATTTGTTGTATCTCTTCTTCAACAACCTCTTCAATAGGTTTTACTTTTTCTTCTTCTTTAACTTCAGAAATCGGGCTGGGCTCTGGTACTCGTTCGTCCACTTTAGGGCTATCTCCGGTTTGTTTGCCCACAACCACTTCCTCTGTTTTTCCGACTTGAATGGCATCTGTTTCTTTTTTAGGTTCTTCTTGTTTTTTTGATAAATCGACTTTAATAATATCGTCCTTTACCAATTGTTTTGGTTTACGTTTAATTTTAAACGTACCTTCTTGTTGTACTGTTTCTGACATAATATAATATAATATAAATTAATAAAAATTCTTATTGTGGACCAAATTGGTCTAATCCAAACCCACCTAAACTGTCATTACCTTGTGATTCAAAATCTGTTGGTAAAGTGTCATTTTGTCTTTGACTAATCATCTGGGATTGTTGAGTGGCTTGCATTTGAGTTCGTTTATCTTTACGATCTTCTATTTCACCTTCTTTTTGAGTTTTTGATTGGGCTTGCATTTGAGCTAGTTGTAATTGAAATTGAAATTCTTCAGCCATTAATTGTTTTTTAATTAAAGCCTCTTGCTCCATCCTTTGTATTTCAAATTGTGATTTAGCTTGCTCTATTTGTATTTGGGTTTGAGCTAAAGCTTGTTGCTTTTGTACCTCTTGCATTGCTGCAGCTTCACTAGCTTGTTGCTGAGCTTGTCCTTGAGCTTGTATTTGAGCTTGTTGAGCCTGCTGGTCTTGTTGTTGTTTTTTTACTCTTCTAAACTTTAAAACTTGATTCGCTAAAGTTTGATTTTTAATATTTCTAATATCAATAGCGTCTTCTAAAAATATTTGGTTTTGTTGCAAAGCCATCTGAATATTTTGCTCTACCATAGCTTTTTCTTCATCATCAGGCTCTAATTCTAAAAATATACCAAAATCATAAAGATGTAGCTTACTAACATCTTGTAAAGTAGCTGTATTAAATCTTCCTAGACTAGAAGCTAAAGCGTTTTCAGTTAAAGCAAACTCTAACATATCCGCCGCTCTTAAAGAAATATTTTCGCAGGCTCTAAGAGTTAAATACAAACTAGCATCTAATATGTGCTTGGTAGCTATATTGGATGCATTAGCAGCCATTTTTTGTAAACCAACTAAAGCATTCGGATCTGGTTGACTACCATCTCTAGCCTCATTTAAACCAGTAACATCTCTTATCATTTGTAAATAATACTGATAAGTATTAATTAATGATTGTATTTTACCATTAGCACTTGATGATTGCAATTCTT